AAAGAATATGCTGCCGCAGCACCACTATAGTCATTAAGTAACCCTGTGTATGCTGGTGGCTTAATAGGATTAAGCACCTTCAAGTCGGCCTTCAAGCAAGACATACTCTCCACTGTACCACCATCAGCCTCTACTCTATCTTTAAAAGCAGCAGCGACAACAGCATAGTACGGTCTTAGTGAACCACCAGTAAGTAATGATAACCCTAAACCTAACATAACTTACCCTTGTGCTTCTCTATACGCTAGGATCTTGCCAGACTCTACAGTAATAGATGTGAATCGGCTGTATACTGTTACGCCTGCAGGAACAACCACGGAAGTCAAACTATCACCTACCTCTGCGGTAGCAGTAATAGTTGCATCCTCCAATGCTGTAATAGCAATGTAGGTGTCCGTATCTATCGTTCCTGTAGTGACGTAATCAAATCCCGATTGTCCAAATGACTGTAGGTTTGCATCACCTTGTCTAAATAATTTTCCCATTTTTTTTATCTTTTTACAAAGGTACTAAATCATTGGTTATCAAATAGTTGAGAAAGCAGGTCTTCGCTTTGTTCTTCAGTTAACTCACCACGCTTTCCTTGTCGTTGAGAAACTAATTTTGACTGTTCAACTGCTTGCTTTTTGATACGATCATCCTTAGCTTTCTCACGTTTGTCTTCCGATTGTTGTTGGAATCCATACTGACGCTCAAGATTAGTATCACGTGTTTGAGACTTAATCTTCTCAAGCTCCATCTTAAATCCATACTCAACTTCTAGTAATTGTGCTTTTGCCTGGGCTTCAATTTGAGTTTTCTGCGCTTCTAGTTGTGCTTCCATTTGCATCTTCTGTGCTTCCAACTGAGCTGTTACTTGTGCCGTTTGTTGATTAGCTTGAGCTTGCATTTGAGAGTTTTGTTGAGCCATCTGCTGACGTTGCTTAATACGCTTCTTACGTCTAACAACTAATAATCGCTCTGCTTGATCTACATCTTTTAATCTACGGATAGCCATTGCATCTTCAATATCAAGTTCCCCTTGCGCGATAGACTGCTGAATGTTTTGCTCCAAATAAATTTTATCCTCATCGTTCATGTTTGTTACCACACGAACACCGAAGTTATACATGGGTAAATCTTTAAATGAAGACAAAATGCTCATGTTGGTTTCACCTACAGCCTTCTCGTACACTCTATATAAAATAGATTCTGGAGACAGTACTTGTAGACACTTTACTACGTCTTCGCAAACTCTCTTGTAGAGAACTTGTGATGCATAGGTGATATCGTATATAGCGTTATTAGAGGCAGAGATTGCCTGTTGTCTAACGCCTACGAGTGAGTCACCTTTAGGAGTTGATCCATCAACAACCTCATTAAGACCCGTAGTATCACGAATCATGTTGAGGTATTGATTGTATAGCCCAATGAGTTCTTGGATGTTACGTATAGCATTACCTATCTCACGAACAGGAGGGTTTTGGAAACCACCCTCTGGATTTTTACTGCGGTAATAGAACACACCCGTTTGCTCGTAGATATCTTGAAGCTCTAAGGGTTGAAGATCTCCACCCCTTCCGAGCTGAACATTTTCTAATCCTTCAATATCAATGATAAGACCATCTGGCTTTGCTTTAGCAATAGATTGCTGTAGCTTGAGGTGAGCGAGTTGCATCATATCAGCGTACTGCTTGATACTAGAAACCATACTCTTAGGCATCATCTTGCGTAAGTTTGTTGCAATAACACTATAAGACATTCGTGTCTTAGAGATATCATGAACATTACGAGGTAAGTTTTTCTTTAGACCATAGTCAAAGATATACTTCGTGCCTACAATGTGCTTACCGCCATATACTGTAGCATGTTCCATCTTATGAGCTTTGCGCTCAAATACACTACCCGAAGGTAGATGTACTTCTTCTTGACCTTTGTAGTAGAAACCAACGTTTCCAAAACGCGATTGCTTCTCTTCAAAGTATAAACAATCTGTAGACATAAACTCAAAATCTAGTACCTCAATGACATAATCGTCATATCCGAATACTGTCTTATTCATTGTTTTGTCGTACTGACTATTGCCTAATCTTGTAGGGTCATTAGAGTAACGATTCTTTACTTGACGTGCCATCTCCTCGTAAGTCTCTTCTTCAAACTCATTACGAGATATACGCTTTAGCTCCTCAATCGTCATTCTTTGTATATGTCCCGCATACTTCAAATCAGACATTGTAGCGTCTTCAGTTTGAGAGTGTACGAAATATTCAGGATCTACATACTTAGTAGATATACCATAGTTAGGATCGTTATCACGCTTAACTACCGCCATACCTACCGCTACCAAGTCCTCAACCGCTCTACGATAAGTCTTCTCAGGGAAGTCATTCCATTGTAGGGTTAGGTTTGTAGCTATTTGTGCTGCTATTTCAGAGGCTACCTTAATATTTGTGTCTAGGAATATCTCCGCTTCTTCAGGGCTATCGGGCAGTTTATCTACATCAATCCCTGGATTTAATCCCGCTTCCTTCATTTTATTGAAGAACTCGCGGTTCTCAACACCTGCTTGAATCTCAGCTTTCTTACGCTCCTTCTCTGTAAGCGATAGTGGGTCTACGGCTTCAAGGTTAGGATAAGGTTCTCTTGAAAGAATCTTGTTAACTACTATTTTTACGAACTTAGGAATAATGGGTACTGGAGACCAGTCAATGTTTAGCAGTGTTCCATCCCCATTGTTGGGGTCTAGAGAGTTAAGTACCTGCTTGTATTTAGATGTATCTTGTGTTCCATTCGCATAATCTCTATTCGTATTGAATTCCTTCATCCTGCGACCATAGAGAGAATTAGTTTCATTTGAAGAACCCCATTGACCTACGATAGCACGTGCGTACTTGAGTCCGTAAGACTTAGCTGATTTTTCAACAAATGACGCTAACGGGTCTGGAAAGCTTCCGTAGTTCTTTGTACTTGACATATTCAGTATATTGGTAAACCCACTTTTATGCAAATATACTAAATACCTGGTAGCTAATTATTTAGAACTCTCTAGGCTTGAATCTCCTAAAAAAGACTTTTTCACTTAGGTCGGTTTTCTTTACTTCTTTAATAGCCTTCTGTGAGGCTAATAATGCAAGTCCTGCGGATATCGTCATATCAAACTTTGTACGGTCATCAATATTAAAACCAATCCAATCCTCTAAAGTGCGGTTGAAATACATCCTTCCGTAGCTTCCTGTTTCATTATTTAAGCCTACATGTTCGTGTACATAAGCTTCAATAGCCTGAGCGTGAGCTTGAATTACATCTTTGGAGTTTGAGGGTATACCTTTAGTCTTTGAATTTTGCGCAGACCCAGGAGGGGTAAGGTGTTCGGGACGATTCATCACATACTCATCATATCCTCTAGCTTCAAAATAACGTACAATTCCGTACTTGTTATTCTCTATTAAAAGTGGATATCCGTAGAATACTGATGCCATCAATATATCTTCATAGAATATCCTAGCTAGCGGTGGTCTCTCTGCATACTCCGCAATAAATATATTAGACGGATGCTCCATGTTAAACTTGTTATAGAAATGACATGCTCCCTTAGAACCACGTCCATCTACTGTTTTATCAAGATCATAACTATCCACTCCACCTACGCCTATGAGTGAATTTCCAGGATGGTACTTGCCGTACTTAGATATCTTTTTATTCCTTGTTTCTTGAGGAGGAAGCCATGAAACTCGCCATTTACCATTTTTATCTGGAGACCACACAACTTTACTGTCTTGAACCCCGTCTTTCCACATGAAATTACCTCGTACCACAGGGGATGGGTATATCTCTTCATTGTGTGCTATTTGCTCGTATATCTTACCGATATTAAAGTGAGAGGATTTTGTAGAGTCACGGAATGCCTCATCTTCTGAGAATGGAAACTGACGTATAACCTCATTCAATTCGTAGGGGTCACCCATTAGTGCTTTACGCTCATTGTTGAGGTAAGTCTTTGCACCTATGTCTATAACTTCTCCGTCCAATCCCTCCACGGGTTTTTTCGGGTCGTCAATAACAGGGTTTCCGTATTTATCAAAGAATCCCTCAAGCGCATCATATGCAGGTATAAAAATTTTGTATAACCCGCTTTTTGTTCTTCCGTTGGAGTTTCTTTCATAGGGGTCAGAGTTGTAGTACAACTTTTTAAACTGAGACCCGCCACGGTCTAAAGGGTTTACTGTTGAACCGACTAATGCCTTTCCAATCACTCTACGACCTACTATCAAACACGTTCTATGTATACGCCATACGTCTTGAATGTCTAGTGGTCGCTCCCACTTTCCTGCTTCGTCAAGGTACAACATATGGAGCTTCTCCCCATCGTATGCGTTAGCAGTAGTATTTTTCCAATTGATGAGAGTATCTAATGCTTCCCCTTTATGTGAAGTCTTGTTGTTCTTGGTAATACGCTTGGAAGGTTCACGAAATGCAAGTTCCATACGTGGATTCGTTGTACCGTCTTGTATAGGTTTAAAGAAGAATGGATAACTTCTAAATATAGGCACAACCTTCTTCATGAATATATTCTCCTGGGCATCCTTACCTGTCTTAGACATAATACCTAGGAGCTTCTCTTTCACTTGCGTACCCTCATCCACTTCAATACATGCACTCATATTGGTATATCCCGAACGTCTACACTTGGTATATATTTGCCCTAGTGATCGGGGGTCTACCTCACATGCTAAGAAGTGAGTAAATAGCTTACGCTGAAAATCAAGGAATGAGGGGTAACCTATATCAATTTTGCTCCATTGAAGCATCATGTAGTGTCTGCCCGTCAAGTAAGTGGGAACGCCATTATTATAAAACCATACCCCCTCACGTCTACGTGTAAATTCCTTTTGAATATATGGGGTGTACTTATTTCGGAATTCTCGTGGTGCTTCAGCCCACTCATCCATAGAACGTATACTTAACAAGTCCTTCGGCATAGGTTCTCTACGCCAATACTGCTCCTCTTTAGGGAACTCATTAAAGAGTATCTCCTTGTCGCTAGGTACTTTGGGAAGTTGAATGCAAAGACCTGAAATATCAATAACCTCGCCACTCGTATCGTTTGGGCAAACATTTACCACGGGGTCTTCGTAGTCCTCTATATCAACTAGTCCTGCCATTACTTGCTAAATCTTTCCGCAAAGCCTCCAGAGAAGTCATTATCTTCCGCCATACCTCCGCTGTCTTTTAGGGAACGTATCATGTCTTCTAACCGCTGACGCTCTTGTAGTAATTCACGTGCATCGGTTGCCGTTTGCTTTATAGATTGTAGTTCGGCTTTACGCCCCGATCCTGAAAGTTCAGCATCCACGGGTTTCTTCACCTCTTCAATCATATTGTTGATGGCTATCTCCATAGCCCCCATCAATCGTTGTGCAGCATCTAATGATGTGAATTTTTTTCTAGGCATTGCGAACGTATAATAAGTCATCGTTTCTCATTCTCCAAAGTGTCTCACCCTTCACCTCCATGGCGTAGTCTGAATGCTTTGAGAAATAAACTTTATCACCAACCTTCGCACCAAGGTATGCCAACTCTTTATTAGCATATCTAATGAATCCGTGGTCAGCGTCCTTATCCTCTTCTAGGATAATAATACCCTCAACGATTTTTTCAGTAACCTTTTGAGGTTGCTCCACAAAAACCCAATCCGATAACATATGTATCTCCCCACTAGGTGTCTCATATGCATAGGCGTGAGAGCCGTATCCACCATTCGGGTCATACCTTACCATGTATAAATCATCCTCTAGGTGTAGACTTTTCTCCACACACACATGATGATGGAAGTACAGTATATCCCCAGGGTTAGCACCCACCTCGTGGCGCGCAGGAGTAGATACTATTTCCGCATAATTAATGCGGTTACCAAATTCGTCAAACTTTGAAGCGAGGTACATCTCTTGCCCCGCAATAGAAATTGTGTCCTTAAACTTCTTTGGAAGTCGGACAATAAACATGCCTAATGCTCTCATACTAAAAGTTGAGGTCGTACTCCACTATACACGGCATATTTACAACTTCCTTCCAAAACATAGTCCCGTCTTTCGGGTGTTCTATGAAGATGTTGTAGCTACGCTCGCCAGTTTTGTAGTATCCTCTTTCATTAAATTCAATTACTACTATTTTATTATCTCCTACGCGCATACCAATATAGTATGCCATAGCATCCTTCGGGTTTTGCCCGATCACAATCTTACGTATTAAATTCATTTTTAATTTAGTGTGTCGTCACCAAACTTATCTATCCACCAGTCTATTGTACCCTCCTTTGGAGCGTTATGATCTTCCGTTGCTTGCTGTATAAAAGCTAACAACTCATCAAAATCATCCAAATTAGGTGCGTTTGAGGTGAATGCGATTTGTACTTTCGGCTCTTCTAAGTCCCAATCGGTGTGGGAAGCGCCAATAGCCATAGTAATTTCTTCTTCAAGACCGTATTTATCCAATAACTGCTGTATTTCCTTAGCTTTATCGGTGAACTCTTGTAGAAAAAGGTCTATGTTGGTCATCTTAATTAGTATTTTTATCAAAAATAAGGAATTTAATGAAGTCTAAGAGGAGTAAGAAGAAGAAGATGCGAGAATTCGCTAAACTCCGCTCCTATGAATACAATCGGGAACGTAATGGGCTTAAAAACCTAGATTTATCACTCAAGTACATGCGTGATGAACACCAAATAAACTACACTTTTCTAATGATTATGCTTTTTTGCTATGATTTGGAGTTCTGGACTGCTGATTACGTAGCTGAACAGCTAAATAGGAGCAGTAAAAAGGTAAAGGAGTTGTTTATCTACCCCGCCATGCATCGGGACTTGGTATATAAGCACTTTGATAGGCTGTCTCCAGGGAAAATGACCCATGAGGAGCATCTTTTTTATGAGGAAAGTAAAATGAGCTACCGAGTTCGCTACGCATTGACGCAGAAAGCCCGATTGCTCATTCAGAAATTCTATACTATGTTAGAGGATTAGCCCTTTTTGTGGGAGTATCCTTGCTTTTTGAGGCGTAAGTGATCCGCCATGCTCTTAGCTTTCACCACTTTTCCGTCTTTGTACATGTTGTGAGCCTTAAAGACCTTACCACCTTTCTTGTAGTTCTTTATTACTTCACCACCAGACTTAAATTTCTTTCCTCGTCTACCCTTCTTGTTATTACGTGCCGCAGCCTCTTCTCTCATGCGCTGAATATCAGGATCGTCAGCAAAAGGGTCAGAACCCCCAAACGAAGACTCTCCAAAGGAACTCTCAAAGCTGTCTTCAATTGAAGGGGCTTTTACGTTTTTAACAGCAGGGTCTACATTGTAGGCTTTCATAGCTTCACTGCTCTTGTGTCCCTTTGAGTTTATAAACTTCTCAATTTGCTCTGTCTTTTGAAACAAATCTAGGTTTGAGAAGTCATTATCTAAATGCTCATTAAAAGCAATCAATCGGTCAGCCTCCTCACCTTTGAAGCTCATGTTTCCAATGTTGTATTCTGATTTACTCTCAGGACTTGTCTTCGGAGGGTCAACGGGTGCTTTTCCACCTGTCTTATAAACCTTACCACCCTTTTTCATGTAGCCCATCTTATTGCGGACTGCTGTAGGTAGCTTACCTAAACCCTTCTTGTCGCTAGGGACTTTCTTTAGTGCTTTCACTTCTTGCTTCTATTTTTCTTAGCGGTAATAAACTTCTTCTCCGTGTGGTCGTAATCCATTCCATCACCATTGCCATAACGCCCAGCATCCCTACGCTTCTTCACAAGCTCCGCACGGTACTTCTTCTTATCGGGGCGCTTATTGATCTTACGCTGGGACTTCCTGCGCTTTTCCGCTGACTCAGGGTTGTCCTTATAGAACTGTGATGTACTCTTTACTGCCTTCATATAATGCAAAGATACTGATAATCAATACACTACGAGAAG